TGGTGATCACATCTTGCTGACGGGTAAGCCGTAAGTGGCTAAGCACTTCTGAGAAGCAGGGCAACAGCTGCGACAAGGCAAAGAGGTAATCATGTCCGACATCTACCAAATCACGCTAACCACCCAAACAGGCGAAACCTTCACAGGCAAGATGTCACGACGTCAGCCTGAGTTGGTTAACGGCTTTGTACCGCTGGCGAACGAGACGGGCGAGTGGTTGTACTTTGCTCCAGCGGATGTGAAACGCGTGCAGTTCACGCCAGTGCAGGCAGAGCAGACCGAGCAGCCAGAAGAACAAGCAACGGAGTAACTCATGAGCAAAACAGTAACATTCACCTCAAAAGTATCTCTTCGTCCATACATGAAGCCGATCCTGGTGCTGTCAGCCTTACTTCGCTGGGACTGGTTGACTAACAAGTGCTTCAAAATCGAAACCGTTACCAGCGACACGGTGCAGCTTTAAGGCGGAGTAACCCATGGTTAACGATGACGAGCGCAGGCCATATCCGCCAGTTAACTTCATCACCTCCGACAACTGGCAGCCATACACCAGGCTAATACCTGCCAATGAAGTGCATGAGTGGGTAAGCCGCCAAATCCTCAGTGATACCGGAAGCATCCACAACCCTGACCATGAGCACCTGCTTGAAGCTAACCTCTGCTTTATGTGGGCGTCTGACTCTTTCGCGAAGAAAGGACGGTATGTCCTCGGTCAGGCCGAGCAGGTAATGCTGCGCGCCGGTGGTTGGCAGAAAGCCAGAATGGAACAGCAGATGCATGAATGGTTCGGGCGAATACCGAAGTTCATCATCACGCTGGCGGCTGATTACTGCTCACAATGCAGTGACCTAGAATTCTGCGCACTGGTAGAGCATGAGCTTTACCACATTGCCCAGGCCACCGATGATTTCGGCGCACCTAAGTTCAACAAAGAGACCGGACAGCCAGTGCTAACACTGCGCGGCCACGACGTCGAAGAATTCACTGGTGTCGTACGTCGATACGGTGCCAGCAAAGAAGTGCAGGAGCTCGTTGATGCTGCCAATGCGCCAGCAGAAGTGGCTCACATCGATATAGCCAGGTCATGCGGGACGTGCATGTTAAAGCTGGCGTAACAATATGACTGATTATGACAGGCAGGTAATCCATGGCGACACTGAAAGGTGAGGTCAAAGCCTTCATCGTTCAGTCCCTTGCCTGCTTCGATACTCCATCCCAGGTGGTTGAGCTGGTCAAAAAGGAATTTGGCCTGAGCATCACTCGTCAGCAGGTCGAATCCCACGACCCGACGAAAGCAAACGGCAGGGGGCTGGCGCAGAAGTGGGTTGAGCTATTCCACGAAACGCGTAAGCGCTTCCAGACCGAATTAAGCGACATTCCGATCGCCAACAAAGCATATCGTCTCCGCGCGCTAGACCGGATGATGACAAAGGCCGAGAGCATGCGAAATATGGCGCTGGCTGCCTCGCTGATGGAGCAGGCCGCCAAAGAGTGCGGGGATGCTTACAGCAACAAACAGAAGGTCGAGCACACCAGCCCGGACGGAACCATGACTCCGCGGCCGACCATCATCCAGCTACTCCCTGTTGAGCCGAAAGCATGAGTGAAGCCGTTCAACTGCCGATCCCCGCAAAGCTTGCACCATTGTTCACTGCTGTGAATAAGCGTTACCGGTGCTCGCATGGTGGGCGTGGCAGCGCCAAGACGCGCACATTCGCGCTGATGACTGCCGTAAAGGCTTATCAGTCGATGATGAACGGTGAGAGCGGCGTAGTGCTCTGCGCGCGTGAGTTCATGAACTCGCTGGAAGAGTCGAGCATGCAGGAGGTGAAACAGGCGATCCTGTCTGTTCCCTGGCTAGCCGCCAACTTTGATATCGGCGAGAAGTACATCCGCACTATCGACAAGAGCGTTAACTATGTCTTTTGCGGTCTGCGGCACAACCTCGACAGCATCAAGTCGAAAGCGCGCATCCTGCTGTGCTGGGTCGATGAGGCTGAATCAGTCAGCGAAATAGCATGGCAGAAGCTGAGCCCGACCGTTCGTGAGGAAGGTTCAGAGATTTGGGTGACGTGGAACCCCGAGCGAGACGGCAGCGCAACGGATAAACGTTTCCGCAAAGAAGCCGGCGACGACTGCATAACCGTTGAGATGAACTATACGGATAACCCGTGGTTCCCTGATGTGCTGGAAGGCGAGCGACAGAACGATCAGCGCCGCCTTGACCCTGCAACATACGCATGGGTGTGGGAAGGGGCTTATCTTGAAAACTCCGATAAGCAGGTACTGGCCGGTAAATACCGGATTGCTGAGTTCTCGGATAACCTCTGGAAAGAAGCGGAGCGTTTGTTCTTCGGTGCGGACTTCGGTTTCGCCAAAGACCCGAACACGCTGACTCGCTCGTTCATCCTGCACAACCGGCTGTATATCGAGTACGAGGCATATGGTCAGCAAACTGAACTCGACCACATGCCAGAGTTGTACGACACAATCCCCGGATCTCGTGACTGGCCCATCAAGGCCGACTCCGCTCGACCCGAGACGATCAGCTATCTCAAGCGGCAGGGCTTCAACATCTCAGCCGCTGAGAAATGGCAAGGAAGCGTTGAGGACGGGATCGCACACCTTCGCGGATTCGACGAAATCATTATCCACCCCCGCTGCAAGAACGTGGCGCGTGAGGCCCGTATGTGGTCGTACAAAACAGACCGCATCACCGGTGAGGTGTTGCCGAAGCTCGCCGATGGCTATGAGCACTGCTGGGACGGTATTCGCTACAGCCTCGACGGACACATTAAGCGTAAGGGCCAAATGGCCGGGATGATGATTCCGAAACGCCTTCGCTAACTAAACGGACAAACCATGACTGACAAATTAACTCTCGCCGTCAACCATGCGTTGAACGATGCGCGGATGGCGCGCGCCCGTATGGGGCTGATGGCACCGACGATGGGGCTGGACAATAAGCGCCATTCAGCATGGTGCGAGTATGGCTTCCCTGAGCAGGTCACCTACGAAAACCTTTACTCCCTGTACCGGCGAGGCGGTATTGCCCACGGTGCAGTTGAGAAGCTGGTGGGCAAGTGCTGGCAGACTAACCCGGAAATCATCGAGGGTGACGATGCAGACGAGAGCGAAAACGAAACCGCCTGGGAAAAGAAGTCAAAGCAGGTATTCAACAACCGGTTCTGGCGCTCATTTGCCGAGGCGGATCGTCGTCGCCTTGTCGGTCGTTATGCAGGCATCCTTCTGCACGTCCGCGATGAAAAAGACTGGAACCTTCCGGTTGCCAAAGGACGAGGGTTGCAGAAGGTTTCCGTGGCATGGGCAGGATCGCTAACGGTGAGCGAGTGGGACGCTGGGCTGAACTCGAAGACTTACGGTCAGCCGAAAATGTGGCAGTACGCCGAACGCTTGCCGAATGGCTCAAGTCGCCGCGTCAATATCCACCCCGATCGCGTTTTCATCCTTGGTGATTACTCAGACGATGCTATTGGCTTCCTTGAGCCAGCTTATAACGCCTTTGTGAGCCTGGAGAAGGTAGAGGGCGGGTCTGGTGAGTCATTCCTGAAGAACGCCGCTCGCCAGTTAGCACTTAGTTTCGACAAGGAAATCGACTTTGGCAGCATTGCATCTATGTACGGCGTTGAAGTAGATGAGTTGCAGGATAAATTTAATGACGCTGCACGCGAGATGAATCGCGGCAATGATGTGCTGCTTTCTCTCCAGGGGGCCAGCGTAACCTCCCTTGTTTCTCCGGTTTCTGATCCGTCTCCAACCTATAACGTAAACCTGCAAACAGCCGCCGCAGGAGTTGATATTCCTACGCGTATTCTGGTTGGTAACCAGCAGGCTGAGCGGTCCAGCACTGAAGACCAGAAATACTTTAATGCTCGCTGTCAGTCGCGCCGAGTAGACCTCGCTTTCGAGATAGAGGACTTCTGCGACAAGCTTATTGACTTGCAGATCGTCGATTCAGTCAGCCAGAAAGCAGTTATCTGGGATGACCTGAACGAACAGACCGGTACTGAGAAGCTCACCAACGCCAAGACTATGGGCGAGATTAACCAGACCATGCAGGGCAGCGGCGATGAACCAGCGTTCACCCGTGAAGAGATTCGGACGGCTGCGGGCTATGACAATGACAATGACGACGAAGAGCCTTTAGGAGAAGAGGATGGCGACGAAGAAGACGAAGCCACCAATTCTACCGCGTAACTATCAGGATCCGACCGGGGCCGATGCGCTGGAACGCCGAGCAATGAAAGACTTCGCCAGGCGCATGAATAAGATTGGCAAGGCGTACAAATCAGCACTCGACAAAATACCTTCCTCCCTCGCAGTAAACGCCAGATACGAATACCAGTTAAACCCAACGCTACTCTCTATCATCCTGAACGATGCCAGTTACCTGGTTGATCAGGTGCTGCTTGAAGGTGGCGATTACGACCTGTGGTTTTACGAGTACATCGATCTGGCTTCGGAGAAAGGGACCGGACAGTCGTTCTACAACCTCAGCCAGCAGTCGCCGGTGTACGCCGCTGGTCGTGAGTCGTTAGCGTCCATCCTCGCAAGCGACCCGTATCAGCAACGCATGGCGCTGGTGCATGCGCGTGTGTTTGAGGAAATGAAGGGGCTGACAGCTGACGTTAAGCGCGACATGGCGCGCGTACTGACTGATGGGGTGGGCCGTGGTCTCAATCCGCTGGACATTGCCCGCAACCTGACGGTCCAGACCGGCATCGAGAAGCGCCGCGCGAACAGAATAGCGCGTACAGAAGTGACCACCGCGCTGCGCAGGGCTAAGTGGGATGAAGACCAGGAGGCGAATGACCTTTACGGCCTTAAAACGCTTCTGGTTCACATCTCGGCTCTGTCACCGACAACCCGACATACCCACGCAGTGCGCCATGCCCACCTCTACACCAACGAAGAGGTGCGTGACTGGTACAGCAAGGATGGCAACTCCATCAACTGCAAATGCAGCCAGCAGTCGGTACTGGTGGATGCGGACGGGAACCCGGAATACCCGGACACCATCACGAAACTCAAACAGGAATATAAATCGATGCAGGCGCGCGGTTACGCCTGGGCGGAGAAATAACCTATGAAATTCCAGGTAAACCACGAAGCAAAGCGTCCAATCCCGGCACCGCAAAATGGTGAGCATATTCAGGTCAACATCACCACGAAGGTGAACAGCCAGTCTATCCGGCGCGAAACACATAACGGTCGTGAGCATCTGGTGCTGCCGAGCTATACGCTGCCGGCGAACGTCGTCATGAATGGCGGGCTGTACACAGAAGATGAAATCAACGCCCACTATCAGGGGCTGGAAGGCACGCTCGCGCCGCTGGGTCATCCACAGGTTAACGGTCAGTTCGTGTCGGCCTTCTCTCCTGAAGGTCTTAACGTCGGCTACGTAGGCGCGTGGAACCGTAACGTTAAGAAGTCCGGTAACCGTATCTACCTCGAAAAGTGGGTTGATGTTGCCCGTGCCAGTGAGTCTGAAGGTGGTCGAGAACTACTCGAGCGCGTCGCAGCTATCGAGCGTGGAGATGACGTGCCGCCTATTCATACCAGCGTGGCCGCTTTCCTCGACCAGCTTGAACCGAACGAACAGCAACGCGCTACCGGCGCCGACTGGGTAGCCAAGATCTACAGCATGGACCATGACGCGATCCTGCTGCACGAAGTCGGAGCGGCCACCCCTGAGCAAGGAGTAGGCCTGATGGTTAATGCCGATCTGGCTAAGCCGCTTAAGGCTAACTCTGGCGCACTGGTGGGTGAATCCTACCGTGAGCGCGAGCAGCGTCTCGATCGCGCAGCCAAAGCGAAGTTTGCGGCGGGGGCGGATGAATACGCATGGGTTGCTGATTTCACTGACTCGCAAGCTGTAATCATCCGTAACGGCGGAACCGCTGAGGTGTTTGGCTACAAATCTGAGGGCGGCGTTATCGCCTTCGACGACACCGGCACCGCAGTAGCGCGCCAGGAGTCGTGGGTGGCAGTCGTCGCTAACAAATTCAAAGCTCTATTCACACCGCAGGAACAGCCTGCACCAAACCACAAAACGGAGGGCGACATGCCTTTAACCAAAGAAGAACTGGAACAAATCGGCAGCATGATCGGCCAGGCTGTTGCGACCAATACTGAAGCGGCTATCAAGCCTCTCGCGGAAAAGGTTGATGCGCTACAGGCCAACCAGAAGCAACTCGCTGACACCCTGACCGCCAATTCACGCGCTGAAGAGAAAGCCAAGCGTGATGCGGTTGCTAAGGTCCATGGCGACATCGTGGCCAACGCGCTTTCTGGCGATGCCCTGGACGCAATGTTCAAGTCGCTGGGCGAAGCTGCTCCGCTGGGCACCAACAATGCTCAACAGCACAAAGAAACCGGCGCACCTGCCGCAGACGAACACTTCAAGTAAGGAGCCGGAATAATGCCACGTTATCGTCGCGTTAATATCGACGGTCAGTCTCTGTACAAGACCGAAACCCGCACCACGGCCGCAGCGTTGCTTCCTGGTACTGCGGCAACCATCAACTCATCCGATAAATTCGCTCAGGCCACCGCGCTAACCGGCCGCCTGTACATCATCGATGTCGGTTATCACCAGGGATTAACCATCACCGAATCAATCCCTGCCGGGGATTCGGCAGTAGGTAACTACGTCGAAGAAGGTCGTGAGCTGGCGCTGCGCTGCCTGCCTGGTGCGTATAAAAAAGACAGCCCGATCAAGCTGGGCACTGCCGGTCAGTTTACCCTGGCAACCGATGACACTGATTCAGTGATCGGATACAGCCAGGATGAATACACCATCGCGGCCAGCACCACCGACTTCATCCGCGTGCGCATGCGCGTTGGCACTGCCGCCGCTGCTGGCGCGTAACAAAAGGACAAAAACATATGTACTTCTCAAAAGAGACGCTGGCGACTAACTCCCGCCTTGGCGGGCACTGGAGTGAGCTGTGGGCAAACCGTAACATGTGGAACCTACAGAACGATTCCATCATTGCGGCTAACCGCGCGATGATGACTGCTGACATGCTGGCCTGTAACGCAGTGGGCGGTTTCTCCCGTGACTTCTGGGCTGAGATTGACAACCAGGTGCTGCAACTGCGGGATCAGGAAGTTGGCATGGAAATCGTGAACGACCTGATCGGCGTTCAGACGGTGCTGCCGGTCGGTAAAACCGCCAAGCTGTATAACGTGGTTGGCGACATCGCCGATGACGTGTCAGTAAGCATCGATGGTCAGGCGCCGTTCTCCTTCGACCACACTGACTACGCGAGCGACGGCGACCCGATTCCGGTGTTCACTGCTGGTTACGGTGTTAACTGGCGTCATGCTGCTGGCCTGAACTCTGTGGGCATCGATCTGGTGCTGGACTCGCAGATGGCGAAGATGCGCAAGTTCAACCAGAAGCGCGTCAACTACTACCTCAACGGCGATTCAAAAATTCAGGTTCAGTCCTACCCGGCGCAGGGCATTAAGAACCACCGAAACACCAAGAAGATCAACCTCGGTTCCGGTGCTGGTGGCGCGAATATCGACCTGACTACTGCCGACATGACCGCGCTCTTTGCGTTCTTCGGTAAGGGCGCGTTCGGTACTACCGCCCGCACGAACAAAGTCGCCGCATACGATGTAATGTGGGTTTCCCCGGAAATCTGGGCAAACCTGGCGCAGCCGTACGTGGTGAATGGCGTTGTAAGCGGCACTGTATTGCAGGCGGTTCTGCCGTTCGCGCCGGTGAAAGAAATCCGCATGAGCTTCGCGCTGACCGGTAACGAGTTTATCGCCTACGTTCGCCGTCGTGATGTTATCTCTCCACTGGTGGGTATGGCTGTAGGCGTTGTTCCGCTGCCGCGCCCACTGCCTAACGTTAACTACAACTTCCAGATCATGTCTGCTGAAGGTCTGCAAATTACCGCAGACGATCAGGGCCTGTCCGGCGTTGTCTACGGCGCTAACCTGGCGTAAGGAAACAGCATGGCTAAATACGAAGTTGTGCGCCCATGGTTCGGCGTGAAGGTTGGCGACGTGGTGGAGTTGAAAGAGCTTCATCCGGCGTTGAAGTCTAACGTCCGGCTGATGAAAGGCGAGGCTGGTGGAGAGCTGAAACCCGCAACACCTGATGCCGGTACCGGTGAGAAATCTCGCAAAGAGGTTATCCAGGCTCGTCTGACTGAACTGGGAATCGAGTTTAAAGGAAATCTGGGCGCTGAAAAGCTCAGTGAGTTGTTGCCGGATGGTGAACTCGAAAAGCTTTTCCCTGCTGAATAACAGCCGCCGCTAAGGCGGTTTTTTTATGCCCCGCTCCGGCGGGGTATTTCACGGAGTCGATAATGGTAACTCTCGGACAGGCGAAGGAGTATCTGGAGAGCCAGGGAATTACCATTCCCGATTTTGTTCTTCAGGCTCTCGTCGACCAGGCCAACAGTATTCAGGAGTGTCTTGATGCGCATTATCCTGCATCGACCGCGCTGCTGATTCAGCTCTATCTGCTGGCGCTTATGGGGCTCGGGCAGGGGGATAAATACATCTCCAGTCAGACGGCTCCAAGCGGAGCGTCGCGCTCATTCCGGTACCAGTCGTTCACCGACCGCTGGAAAGCATCAGTGAACCTGCTACGCGGGCTGGATAAATACGGTTGTGCAACCTCCCTTATTCCTGCCGACCCTACCGCCGCCCAGGCATTCGCTGGTATCTGGATCGGTAAGGGTGGCTGTATGTGCGGTGGCAAGTGATGACGTACAAATCAGTTAAGCACAGGCTGCCGCGTTCGTTCACCCGCGTCTGGGTGATGACCGACACCGGGCGGGAGACTACCGGCTACGTGAAATCGGACGGCGAGTGGTTCATCAACTGCCCGCGCATCCGGGCCACAGGCGCGAAGGTGCTGCGCTGGAAGGAGGGCTGATGTCATCGGTAGCGAACTGGTCATACACAGCCACTGCGACCATCTGGCGCAAGCTGGAAGGCAATGACGAATACGGCGACCCGCTGGGATATGCAGAACCTGAGCAAATCCCTTGTGATTACGAGGGCGGGCTCAGCAAGAAGTTAGCCAGTCTGGGCGCTGAAATCGTCGTGAAGAACACCGTCTGGACGGAGTTCGCGCTGGCGGCTGCGGGTGATTACTTGCTGATTGGCGCATCGACCGAAGCTGACCCGGTTGTGGCCGGTGCCGACGAGGTGCGACAGGTTATCCGCTACGCCGACACGTTCGAGCGCCTGGCGGATGATTACGCCATCGTGACGGGAGTGTAGCAATGGGCATCAAAGTGAAGGGTATCAGCCAGGCGAAGAAAAACCTGAATGCTCTGGTTGGTGATATTCAGGGTAGAAAGGTCGTCAGAGCCATGCAATCAGCTTTGATTATCGGCGGATCTCAAGCGGCGCTCTATACCCCGATCGATACATCCACCCTCATCAATAGCCAGTTCCGCGAGATCAATGTAAATGGCAATCGCGTGACGGGCCGAGTGGGTTATTCAGCTAACTATGCTGCATATGTCCATGACCCAAGCGTACCTCAGAACTTCCGCCGTGCGACTGCCCGGAAGGAGTTTTTAACCAAAGGGTTTGATGATACCCGCAGGCAAATCGACGCGGTAATTAAGAAGGAACTATCACTTTGACCACTCCGATGTATAAGCGTGTTCGCAACGTGTTCGTTGATGCTGGGCTTACTACTGGCTACATCATCCAGTCTTTGTCTTGGGTAGATTCTGGAAAACTTACCGATCGGTTCATTGTCTTCCGCCCAAATGGCGGCACGGCGATAGACCGGGACATGGCAGCAGATTATTACGTTCTGGTTGACGTTATCGCAGGAACGGCTAAGGGCGATAAGGCCAAAGCCGAGGCCGATGTTGAAACCATTATCGAATATGTGAAAGCCAATCCGATGACAAATCGCTGCCTGGGGCAAATCTCAAATATGGGCGGCATACCATCACCTGTAATGACTACCGAAGGGCGTATGGTGTGGCGCCTGCAATTTTCCTGTCTCTTCGGCGGATAGCTAAAAATCAACATCACACATGGTCGCTCTGAGCGGCCTTCTTTATTATCAGAAATGAGGTAAGCAACGATGCAAGGCTGCTCCAATAATGAACAACTAATTGGTCGCGCGAAGACGCTGGAACTGGCGTACGGATGCGCCGACATGGTGCCGGAGGAAGGTGACTGGAAGTTGATGGGTCTTCCAACTTCGGCTACGTGGGATTTAAGTCCTGAGGCGCTGACGTCTGATGCGGATAATGGCGGATTTAGTTCAAACCTGATCTCCAGCCTCGATCCAACCTATTCGATTGAAGGTGAGGTGCGTGTTAAGGACCGTACCGACGAATTCGGAGTTCAGCAGTTCGTGAAGTATATCGTTGATGAGGTACGCGCCCGCCGTCAGCCTGGCGTGTGGATGCGTTTCCATTGGGGCGATTATTATCACATCGGTTACATGGTGCCGTCTGGTGCCAGTGATGGTGGCGGCGTAAAGGAAATTGTCACCTACAGCTTTGAGTTCAAGCTGGCAGATGGTTCTACTTTCCAGATCACCGAAGCTGATGGCGATATCGCGGTAACAGGCGTGACGGTTACACCAACCAGCAGTTCTATTGCGGCTGGTTCAAGTACAACGTTCACCGTGAACATTTCCCCAGAAGATGCTGACAATAAAGTATTTACTGTCACTTCATCCGTGCCAGCTCGCGCCACGGTGGCTTTCTCAGGCAGTACCGTAACTGTATCTGCCCCATCGGGGGCTACAGCGGGAACCGCAGTGATTACCGTCACCACTGATGATGGTGCATTCACGGCAACCCACACCGTAACTGTCACTGTGTAAGCAAAACAAAGGGTAGATCGCTGCCCTTGATTTTGCTTATGGGGGAATAGATGACACCAGTTAAAGAATTTGGAGAATGCCTTATTAGTGTCGGGGATAAGGACTACTTTTTCCGCCCGTCATTTCTCGCGATATCTAGTATCGGCGATCCGGTAGAAATCGTTCAGACATTTTACGATCTTTATAATGATGAGGCCGCTAATCTCATCAAGAAGGCTGCCGAATCCTACATTCATTCAGAATATGATAGCCTGCCTGAATATGTAATTCACTACATCAAGAGCGGCATACTAAGCCGTAAGGCGATCATGGCTGCGCATGCGGTTTTGTCTGCATGCTGTGAGGATGATGTAGGGGATCTTATCGGCTGGATGAAGCCAAGTAAAAGCCGGAAGCGCGGCTTTATGTGGCGGCAGGGTATTATGTCGCCTCAGGAAATGGTCATTATCGCTCAAAGCTTGATGATGCACGGCGTTATCGGGAAGGGAAACTTACGTAAGCTACAGCGCCACGAATCGAACGAGCCTACCAATGAATTCAGGGCGTCGGATTACATCATTGCTGCGAGAAATCACTTTAACATCAGTAAAGAAGAGGCCGCGCAGTTGACTATGACAGAGTTCCAGATGATGTTGGTTGCTAAATACCCTGAACAGAAGGGTTATACGCGGGATGAGTACGATAGCGCGGCAGATGACTACTTTGCGCGACGTAAGCGCAGGCTGGCAAAGGCAAATCAGAAGTAACCGATCTTCGGTCTACCAGCTTTTGAAGTCAATAAATCAACCTTTTCCGTTGCAACTGCGCTATTCCTGGTTAGGATGTTTCCACTTTTACCAATGGGGAATATGGACATGAAGAGGTTAGCCTTGTCATTGCTTGCAGTGGTTTCGTTTGGGTGCTTCGCGGCGGAAGAAATGAGAATTCCAACCGATACCAAAGCCACTTATACAGTCCTCGATAAAGACATTAATGGAAGTATGGCGACAATAGTCACAAAAAGAGTGGGACCTTCCGGGACCATTTTTACAAAGCGCCTTTATGATTGCTCATCATGGACCGTGAAATATTTAGGTGAGGGTGAGTCTCTTGAGCAAATGAAGTCATCAAAATCTGATTCAAGAATGGCGAATATAGTTGAAGGCTCAATAGCAGATTACATAGGCCGAAAGGCCTGTCAGTGAGAATAACCCGCTCCGGCGGGTTTTTTTATGTCCGGAGAAAAGCATGGCCAACAGTGAACAGGTCGGGAATATTGTTTATCAAGTCCAGATGGACGTAGCAGAGCTTATTGAGGCACAGCGTAAAGTAAACGATCGGCTTGATAAAATGGGCTCCAATTTCGACCGAGCATCCGGGTCGGTTAGCCGCTTTGAGGGAGCGCTTAATAAAGTAGGAGTGGCTATTGCAGCAGCTTTCACCATCGAGACGGCCAAAAGGCTGATTGCGATTGGTGATGAGATGGCTACTTTGCAGGCCAGGATCACCAGACTAAGTCCAAGCATTGATACAGCGAAAGAGACCATGTCGGCACTTTCCGCTATTGCCTCGCAGACCGGGAACAGCCTTTCCGAAACAGAGCGTTTGTGGGAATCACTCACCACAGCATTAAAAAGTGCGGGTGCAACAAATTCGCAGATACTTGCGCTTACTTCAACGCTTCAAAAGATAGGTACTATTGGTGGTTCATCCTCCGAGGAAATGGCTAACGCACTTCGCCAGTTCGGGCAATCTATTGCTGGTGGAACTGTGCGAGCCGAAGAGTTCAACTCCATCCTTGAGCAAATGCCAGAGCTTGCTCGCCAGATTGCGTCTGGACTTGGAATATCGATTGGTGATCTCCGCAAGAGAATGCTTGAGGGCAAGTTAACGGCTGAAGATGCCCTTAATGCTATTCAAAAACAATCCCAGTCTGTCAACGAAGAGTTCGACAAGATGCCTGTCAATATCGACAGGGCGAAAAATAGTCTGGACGTAGCATTTAAAAACGCCATCAACGACATCAATCAGGCGATTGGCTTAACCTCGACCCTGGCGGGGTTGATGCAAAGCGTTGCTGATAATCTTAATTACTACAATAAAAATGTCGGTGATTCTTCCAGAATGCCGAAGCTTATCAAGCTACAGCAAGAATTAAATTCCGAGCTTAAAGATGGTCAGCGCTGGTATGAGACAGACTCCGTATTCCAGACTCGTCGTGCGCAGGCAGCCGTTCAGTTAAAGCAGGTCGAAGGTGAAATTGCGCACATCAGAGCTAAAGCAGCAAGTGATGCTAAGAACAACCAAGGGTTCAAGACCGAAACAAGCGGAGACGATGCAGCAACATCAAAGCTGGTAAAAAACTCTGAGCGCAGGCTCGCTCTAGCCAAACTGGAAGGAGAGGCAAGAGCAAGGCTTCAGGCTCAGTATGATGCTGCCGACGCTGGGGTTACGGATCCGAAACGCATCAAGACTCTTCAGGATGAATATGCGGAGACGTACCGAGTAACCGAGGCGAGAAAGGAAAGCAATAAAACTGGCAAGAAAACTGAGGCGCAGTCCGAATCAATTGCAAATAAGCTTGAAAATTTGCGTCAGCAGTCAGAATTGGCAGCTGATTCAACGGAGGAGCTAAGCAGAGAGCAGGCCATATTACGTGCTCAGCAGTCACTGGGAAATTCTGCAACCCAGGAGCAAATCAAAAAGGCCGGTGAATATGCAGCAAAAGCATGGGATGCATCAGCGGCAGCCAAAGGGGTTACGGAAGCACTTAAGGCAATGCCATTGCAGGCGGAGAATAAATCCTACGCCGAATCCATGCAAAATCTGAAGGCCGCACTGAACGCTGGGAAAATAGATCTCAAGGAGTATAACGCTGCCACGGAGAAAATGGCGCTCGAGCACCAGAATAACCTCGCCAAGATTAACGCCCAGACCACAGTCAATCCGGTAGCTTCTGCCCGAGCCGAAGTTGACCCGGTACAGCAACTGGTGAACGAAAATAACCAGAAGTTAGCCCTGATGCAGCAATATCAGCAGCAGGAACAGGCGATACTCCAGCAAAGTTACCAAAAAGGGAAAATAAATTACGATCAGTTCGTTGCTGCAAAGGCAGCTACCGATGCCCAGTACCTTGCCTTAAAGACTGCGCAGGAAAACCAGTTCAATGAGCAGATGACAGCCGCTCAGTGGCAATTGCTCAGCCAGCAAGGTCTTGGTTATGAAATGCTGACAAGCGCGGTGGATACGTTTTCAGGTAATGCATCCAATGCGTTAACCGGGCTGATTACCGGAACGATGTCAGCGCAGGATGCTATGCGCTCACTCGGTAACACGATGCTGAATAGCGTGGTAAATGCGCTAGTCCAGGTTGGAGTTGAGGCTCTAAAAAACTTCATTATAGGGCAGACGTTAGGCGCAGCAGCTACTGCTGCTGGAGCATCTCAGGCTGCAATCTTGGCTACGGCTTGGGCTCCTGCCGCCGCCATGGCAAGTCTTGCTTCATTTGGGGCTAACTCAGTTCCTGCCATGACCGGGATTGCTTCTACGGTAGGCCTGGCACAGGGTCTTGCTTTAACCGGTATGCGTTACAATGGCGGCCCGGTGAATGCAGGGGGTCTTTATCAGGTCGGTGAGCGAGGGAAGCCGGAGATTTACCAGGCCAGTACCGGAAAGCAGTACATGATACCGGGCGACAATGGCAGGGTGATCAGCAACAAAGATATGACCGCAGGGGGCGGAGTTAGCGTCATAATCAACGTTCAGAATATGACGAGTGCCACATTTGACGCTCAAGCTACGAACAACGGAGATGGTACAATAACCGTGGATGCCATTATTGCTGACTTGAATAATGGAGGTCCTATATCGCAGGCTATCACTGGCAATACAACTGCGAAAAGAACACCTCGAGGTCAGTTATAAGGAGATATGTGTGGTTATTGAGCCAAACGATGTGCAATCAATACCAACAGAGATAGGCAAGCCTCATAAGCTTTATCCAAACAGGGCGGTAGAGTTTGTCTTTACTCTAAAGGATGGCTCTACAATTAAAGGCATTGCTCCTGCTGGAGAGGATCTGGAATTTATCAATAATGGGGATATCGTTGACATTAAAATCAATGTTTACGATGCACCGCCTGGTCCACGACCCGTTGAATAATCAAACCCGCTTCGGCGGGTTTTTTAATGCCTGGAGCTTAGATGCCAATTATCGAATATCCCGACTGGCTGCCGCTGGCGCAGAAAGCCAGCAAAAACATGACTCTCGATACCGGGTTCCAGACCGATCAGCCAGCGGTCGGCCCGGCTATATTTCAGAATCAAACCGACGACCTGAAAGTGACCTGGTCTCTGACGTGGATCTTCACCCTGGCTGAGGAGCGAGCATTCCAGCAGTGGCTACGCAGCCCGAACTATCTCAACCGGGGCCTGAACTGGTTCCGGATGAATATCAATCTTGGCGGCAGTGGCCTGCAATTGCAGGAGCTTCACTTCACGCAGATGCCAGTGCAAACCAGTATCGATGGCGGGGTGGTGACCTGGACGGGGACGGTTATTGCGAACCACCTCTACAACGCCGACGACGAGTTCGACGACATCATTGTTGAGCTGCCGCCGCCGTGGGATTCGTGGCTGGATATCGTTGTCACTGGTTATCCGGACGGGCGCGACCCGGAATCTTTACCGAGAGTGCCGTAATGCCTACCTTCAGAGCTTATAAGCAGCAACGCCCGACACGCGGGCTGTACGACACCATCACGTTCTACCATCCATCATTTGGCTATGTGCGCCTGGTCGATAAGCAGTTCTTCCCGAAGACGCTCGGCGGCAAGACGTTCATGCCAGCGCGTTTTGAAATCGAAGAGAGCCAGCAGAGCGGAACTCCGGTGATCGACGCGACCGTGAAGTTAGGGCGGCTGTCGTCGGACATCAAAGCGCTAATGAAACAGTGGAAGGGCACGGCCAGGCTGACTGCCATCACGGCCACGCGGCAGATCTTCGACAGCGGCGATGTGTCTGTACCGATTAAGTCCTGGCAGTTATACGTCAAGACAGTCGATATCGATGCCGACGCCGCGTCTGTCACCCTGTCTGTGACCAACCCGCTCAATAATAATATTGGAAAATTATACGATCCCCGCGAATACACTGGACTCCAGTACCTATAAGGAATTCGCATGACTAAAGATGAATTTATCCGGCGGGTTATCGGAGTACCGTGGGCTAACCGGGCCTGCTCGTTCGAGAAAGTCGACTGCTGGGGCTTGTGCGTGTTGTATTACCGCAATGTCCTCGGCATTGAGTTGCATCAGACGCCGGATTACGAAGCCGGGGCCGACTTCTTCACCTGCTATGAGGGTGACGTCGTTTTCTGGCGCCAGGTCGATAAACCTGTCGATGGCGGAATATTTGTCGGGTACCGCGGCGCGCAACCGGCGCACGTTGGCCTGGTGCTTAACAGGCAGGCGCTGCATTCACGCGGTGAGAACGGAAGCGTACGCATGGACTCGTTGCTGGTCATTCAGCGGGCATTTACCAAAGTGGAGTACTTTTCTTATGGCGCTGGTTGAGATATCGAACTTCCCAGGAACGCCTAAGCTGCGTTGCAGGGTGCCAAACGGCACCCTTTTTTATGACTGGCTGGTGGCCAATGACGCTACTTTCCACCGCGACCTGCTGATCGTCCGCAACGGCGTAAGGCTGGGCGACGATGATGAGCTGGCGTTTGAGCTGAGCGAGCTGGACCACATCCAGATTTTCGACCAGCCTAAGGGCATTGTCGGCGACATCCTGAGCCCGATCTTTAAAGTGGTGGGCCAGGTATTTTCGTTCCTGGCGCCGAAGCCAGCTATAGCGAACAACGGCGGTAATACCGTCGACTCACCGAACAATAGCCTGACCGGTCAGACAAACACGGCGCGCGTATATAAGGCCAAACCGGACATCTACGGACAGATTCGTTCGTTCCCGGACCTGATCCAGGAATCAGTATTCGAATACGTGCACCAGACGTCTACTGACGGCGGCCTGAAGTACGTTACAGAGTGGATGTGCATCGGGATCGGCAAGTACGACTACGAGTCCGTGCGCTACTCAGAATCCAGCCTGGGCTCTCTGGCCGGTGCCGAATTCCAGTTCTTCCAGCCTGGCGAAGTTATCCCGCAGATCGTCGAAGGTTACGGGTTCGATGACGTAGACGGCCAAGAGGTTCCCGGGCAGAACGAAGCCAGCGACTTCCCGATCGAAACAGCAACGGCAAACACGGTTGTCAGCGGAACGTATTCCGGCGGCCAGATAGCGATGAAAATCGTTAAGCAGGCTGAGTTCGACTATTTCATGGGGCTGGTTCTGCCGCACGCTGTGACTTTCACCATCAACGTGACGTACAGCACGGCCTCCGGAACCGTTACTACCGATGCTACATTCTCCGGCACGCTGATCTCCGCCGTTGAAACAAACGACGGTGCAGTGGTTAACCCGGTGCGCTGGTACACGTTTACGATGAACCAGCTCGAAGGACCGCAGGACATCCCTGCGAATGCGACGATCAACACCACAAAGTTTATCCTCAACGACAACGAGGCGCTGGTGGTTGGGCCGTTCTTCTCCCCTGTCGAGTCAACGCAGCTGTGGCTGCATACACAGTCCAGCCTCGGTGGGAAGAAGGAGACCAACTGGAAAGTGGTCATCTGGAAAATCGACGATGATTATAACCAGGTCCCGGGAACGCAGCAGACGTTTACGTACCGGCAGACGACGCCGCACCAGTCGACAAGCGAAGTTTTCTATCGCACCGACAAATTAACGCCGTCAGGCGGCTTTGGCAAATACGCGGTCAGCTTCCAGCGCACCGATAACTCCAGCGATGCCAGCCTGCTCAAGGTTGAGGAAATCCACAGCATTAACATCCGGACCAATGTCGTTCACCCGACAGACACGCTGGTGCGGGTAAAGGTGAGGGCGACTGAGAACGCCCTTGGCAGCCGTGAGCGCAAATATAACGCCCTGGTGACGCGTCATACCATCACGTACGACCTCAATACGCAGACGGTGGATTACACGCTGCGGCCGTCGCGCTCGTTCGCTGATGCGGTGGCGCATACCTGGTTGATTATGGGTAAACAGCCGGTAAGCAGCATTGACCTGTACGGTCTTTACTCTATTGCTGAGAGCCTGCCTGATGAGCGACTGGGTTACTTCGACTACACGTTCGACGACGAGAATGACTCGCTGGGCGACCGCGTGCAGGCGATCTGTAATGCTGCGTCGGTGGTGGCGTACTGGGACGACGGCGTGCTGACGTTTACCCGTGATCAGAAGGTTGACTACCCGGCTGCCGTATTCAACCGGGCCAACATGAAGACGGACGAGTACAAAATGACGTACGAGGCCACGCTTCCTGGCGGCTACGACGGCGTACAGGTGTCCTACGTCCACCCG